AGGGGAAAAGATGTGAATGAAATGATACAGAATGGCTTGACTTCTGATGAGATAAAGACTATTATAGATAACAATACCTTCAGTGGTCTTTCAGCCAAACTGAAGTTTACGCATTGGAAAAGGTGCTGACATGACAGACATCTCAGATCTAGGTTTAGAAATAATTATCAACCCCATTAAACGAGTCCGATTGCAATTTCATGCAGGGCTTTGGTATGTTGAATATCAACGCAAACCGCAATTTTTGATTGACGGTTGGTGGTGGTTCGATGATAGTAAGTATCCAGAATATAAAGATGCGTACAATCGTGCAATTGCTCTTGCTGAGCAAAAAGGAACAAAGGAAATTCGTCATAAAACATTAACACTTGACGTGGAACAATAAATCATGAAAGTAACATTAGTATCATACAGTAAACCAGTTCTCGAGGGATTGGACACACCAACGGACCTTGTAGCCTACTGCGCAAGAGTGTCCAATCCCTCCAATCAAATAAACTCTGAGACTGCAGAGAAGTTGATCAAATATTTGATCAAGCATCAGCATTGGTCACCACTTGAAATGGCAACCATGTGTTTGGAAATTGAAACAACAAGAGATATCGCACGCCAGATTCTACGTCATCGTAGTTTCTCTTTCCAAGAATTCTCACAGCGTTATGCTGACCCAACAAAAGATTTAGAATTCGTCACACGCGAAGCAAGATTACAAGATCCAAAGAATCGTCAGAATTCTATTTCTGAGGGCGTTGATGTCATGCTTCAATATGAATGGCATAAGCGTCAAGAAGATTTAATTGCTCAAGTCAAGATTCAATATGATTGGGCAATCGCTAATGGTATTGCCAAAGAACAGGCGCGAGCACTCCTCCCTGAAGGATTGATCATGTCACGCATGTATATGAGCGGCTCCTTGCGTTCATGGATTCACTATATACAACTCCGAAGCGGCAACGGCACTCAGAAAGAACATATGGAAATTGCGAAAGAGTGCGCAAAAGTTATTGCTGAGGTGTTTCCTCTTTCAACTCAATTTATTGCAACTGAATAAGTTATGCCAATTAAAAAATTCGAGAATATTCTATCAGAAGAAACCTACGAAGAGGCTATTGGAACAGCAGAATATCTTCTCAGTGTAGGTGGTAATGAATTTTGTACAAATAGATGGTGGGATTTCGGTATTCGAAAAGATAGTTTTCCAGTATTCGTACATAATATAAATCAAGAAAGTAATTTATATAAATCATTAAAAAATACAATCGAAGAAAAGACAAAATTAATTGTGCATGACGGTAATATTATGCTGTATTATTGGACCAGATACAGCTATATACCATGGCATAATGATAATGTGAAATATAAAGGTGCAATCACTATCTATCTTAATCGGGAATGGCTTCCTGATCATGGAGGCTATTTCATGTATGAAGATGGTGATGAAATTAAAGCAATATTACCAAAGAAAAACTTGGGTGTCTTTCAGTTTGATTCGGTAGGACATTCAACAACACCTGTAAATTTTGAAGGTGATATTCGATTCACAGTTCAAGCATTTTTAAATTAAAGACAACAACTATGAAAAAAGTTTTAAAGTTTCAAGCGTCATGGTGCGGACCATGCAAGATTCTATCCTCTACTCTGTCTAAGATTACAACTGATGTTGAAATTGAAGAGATTGATATCGAGCAAAACCCCACACTCACACAACAGTATAAAATTCGTGGTGTTCCAACTCTAGTAATGGTAGAGGATGATGTAGAATTGAAGCGTGTTGTTGGCGTTAAAACAAAAGAAGAATTAGAAACCTGGATTAACAATTAATAAGGAGTAAATGATGGCAACTCGACTTCCAAGCATCTATCAAGATTTCATTCACATTTCTCGCTATGCTCGTTTCAATGACGAACTAGGTCGTCGTGAAACATGGGATGAAACAGTAGATCGTTACATTTCCTTCTTCAAGGAAAAGACAAACAATAATAAGAAAGTTCCTTGGGATGAATTGCGTACAGCAATTCTAAATCTAGAAGTCATGCCATCAATGCGTTGCTTGATGACTGCTGGTCCTGCTTTGGAAAAAGATCAAGTGGCTGGATATAATTGCTCCTATGTCGCCATTGATAATACAAAAGCATTTGATGAAATCATGTACATCTTGATGTGCGGTACTGGCGTTGGCTTTTCTGTTGAATCAAAATACACAAACAAACTTCCAGAAGTTCCAGAAGAACTTCATGAGACAGATACAACTGTTGTGATTGCTGATTCCAAGATTGGTTGGGCTTCAGCATATCGTGAAATCATTTCTCTTTTGTATTCTGGAAAGATTCCAAAGTGGGATGTCAGTAAGGTTCGCCCAGCAGGTGAGCGTTTGAAGACCTTTGGCGGTCGTGCGAGTGGACCAGAACCATTGGTTGATCTTATTAAATTCACTCTCAATATCTTTATGAAGGCACGTGGTAGAAAACTATCAACGTTGGAATGTCATGACATCGTATGTAAGATTGCTGATATTGTTGTTTGCGGTGGTGTTCGCCGTTCTGCTCTCATTTCTCTTACCGACCTCAACGACGACCAATTGCGTCATGCAAAGTCGGGTGACTGGTGGACACACAATGGGCAACGTGCATTGGCAAACATTTCAGCGGTGTATGACAAGCAAGTAGACATGGATACATTCATGAATGAATGGCATGCTCTTTATATGTCAAAGTCTGGTGAGCGTGGCATCTTCTCTCGTGCTGCATCACAGGCTGTTGCTGCAAAGAACGGTCGTCGTGATCCGAAGCATGAGTTTGGCACAAACCCATGTTCTGAAATTATCTTGCGTCCATTTGAATTCTGTAATCTTTCAGAAATCGTTGTTCGCGCAAACGATGATGTTGAATCATTGAAGCGTAAGGCTCGTCTTGCTACAATCATTGGTACACTTCAGTCAACGCTAACAGACTTCCGTTATATCAATAAGAAGTGGAAGAATAACTGCGATGAAGAAAGATTGCTTGGTGTTTCACTCACAGGTATTTGTGATAGCAAGTTGTTAAATAAGCCGTCACAGAAACTTGCGGATGCATTGGATGCTATCAGACTTCACTGTGTTGAAACGAATAAGGAATTCGCAGACGCTCTTGGTGTTCCACAGTCGGCTGCAATCACTTGCGTTAAACCTTCAGGCACTGTTTCTCAATTGGTGGATTCCGCATCAGGCATTCACCCACGTTATTCTCAGTTTTACATTCGCCGTGTAAGAGCAGACATGAAAGATCCTCTTGCTCAGTTTATGATTAACAAGGGATACAAGGCTGAGGAAGATTTTTACAGCAAGTCAAACTGGGTATTCAGTTTCCCAATGAAGGCACCAAAAAACTCTGTCACTCGTCATGATATGACTGCGATTGAACAGTTGGAACTTTGGAAGATCTATCAGGATCACTGGTGTGAACACAAGCCATCTATCACTGTATACGTCGGTGATGATGAGTGGATGGAAGTTGGTGCATGGGTTTACAAGAATATCTCGATTCTTTCAGGTGTTTCTTTCCTCCCACGCGACAACGGTTCATATCGTCAAGCACCTTACGAAGAAATTGATGAAGCCAAGTATAACGAACTTCTTGGACTCCAAAATGTTGACATCAACTGGGTGGAGTTTATGGAAGAAACAGATACAACAACTTCAGCAAAAGAATTGGCTTGCTCGGCAGGAGTCTGCGAACTGTGAAATTTAGTCAGGAGAAGTAAAATGAAGAATTTAACAATTGGGTTTGCTGCGCTGGTAGGATTGCTGGTGGGTGTGGTCAGCACCAACTGGGCTTATAGTGGTCTAGCACAGGCAAAGACAGAACAGAATGAACAACCAAAGGTCGCTCTAGGTGATGATGATTGGGTACCAGGGACAGGACCTCGTTGTTGCACCTGTCCTGAACCCCCACCCCCACCACCTCCAATGAATTGCGGCGGTGCACTGCGCGATCCTGGTTGTCCATAATTCACTATGGCATATTTGAATTCTAAAAGTTGATTGTGTTGTTAAATAAAAAAGGAGAAAGTTATGAAGAATGTTATTCTAGTTGGTCTAGTTGCTTTCGGTCTCGTTGCTTGTGGCGCAAAGGAAGAAGCAGTTGTTGTTGAAGAAACACCAGCCGCTGAAGCCGCTGCTCCTGCTGAAGCAGAAGCACCTGCTGATGCTGCTGTTGTTGAAGCCGCTCCAGCCGATGCTGCTGTTGTTGAAGTTCCAGCCGCACAGTAATTGATGATATTTCGCGATGAAGATTGCAATATTTTGTCATCTTTATCAAGTCAATAATTGGCGCAATATACTAGACGAGCAGATTCAAAAGATCTGCTCGTCTGGTCTTTATGGGGCATGCGACTTTATCCATTTAGGAATCAATGGTAACGACCCATTACCATATACGCTACCTAAAATTTCTTCAATAAGAAATCTCTACACTGTGAGTGAGGCAGATACGCTCAAAGCATTGTGGGAATATTCTTCTCAAAATCCAGACTCAAAGGTTTTATATCTAAATTCTCTTGGTGTTACTCATTACGGAACATCTTGGGAATACTCTAAGAATTCTTGGAGGATCTATCTTGAATATTTCGCCATTCAAAGATGGAAAGAATGCATTGAGAAATTAGAAGAATATGATACGGTTGGTACTGAATTCATAAAAGAATCGAATTACTGGGATTCGAAGAAGAATTGGAGAGAAGAATTTAATTGGCATTATTCTGGAAATTTCTGGTGGGCTAATTCAAGTTATATTCAGAAACTAGATCCCAATTATTTGTATACAGACCACGATAACAATCTACGCATGAGACCTGAGTTTTGGGTTGGAACGTTGAAACCAAAATACTTCAGTTTCTATAATACAAATGCGCCTTGTAGATATGCGCATGTTTATAATCCTTTAGAATATATTACTATATAATACCATGGCATACATAAACGCTAACATACCGCCGATCGAATGTTTCGTGCGGACTAATTTTCTTCAGAACAGAACAGAGTTCGATGAAGCGAAAGACACATATCTTCCAGTTCTTATCTTTGGAGTTGCGTCTATACCGCACCGCGTTCCGTTATTTCATTTTATCATGGAAGACGAGGGGCTTTGGTTTCGCATGCCGATACACGCCTTCTGTCATAAAACTCCTGCGCCGCAAGAGGAACTTTACAATTTAGTTTTGTGGGATTCTTTTAGTTCATATATTGGCGTCACGCAGTTTGATTTCTTGATCAATAAGCGCATTAAGTATATTGATCGCAATAAGAAGTGGAATGAAGGAACGTATTTGTTCACACTTGACTGGGCGCACGAAGATAAGAACATTGCTGATCTTGGATTTAGCGAAGTGCCTGGTCAGCATAAATGCGGTCATGTAATTAAATTGGATAATGGCAATTTCGCTATTCAACCAAATAATCGCTGCCGTGCATTTGAGCCATCATTTGTCACAAAGCCAGGACAAAACGTGATTGAGAGAAAACTCGGAACACAAATGTGGTCTGTAGAAAATACTTCGAAATGGGTTTTATCAGATGATGATAGATACGAATACGAGGTAAAGAAAAATGTCTGATATAGACAACGAATTTGATTTTGGGTTTAGTTTTCAAGATGACGAAGTCGTCTCAACTCAACCCACGACACAAACAACCAATACAAACAGTGATCAACTTCTTGCACTTCAAGCAAAAATTGATTCATTGCTAGATGCGCAGGAGCAGACTCTACAAAATGCTTATTTGTCTGCGTTGGAAGAAAAACATAAAGCAAAACTTAAAGAACTTGAAGGATTAATTCTACCATTGCTATATAATTTGAAGAAGAATCCTGAAAAAGCAATCATTAATTGGCCAAATCGCGAGGGCGTTATCAATAAACAAATTGAACGCATTCTTGCGGTTACAAGGGGGTAACTATGTCTGATTTAAAACTCACATGCGATAACTGTGGTTCTATGTTCGCGTTATCATTTGAAGATGATGAGGTGAGTTATGCACCAAGCCATTGTCCATTTTGTGGCGACTTTTATGATAATGAAAATGAAGAATTGAATTTTAATGATGACGATGATACGGATTATCTAGACGAAGAAGATGAGATCAATAATCGTTTAGATGATGATGAAGATGATCGTCGTTGGAATTGATTATAGTCTGACTTCTCCATGTGTTTGCGTTTCACGCGATAAGACATTTTCAAATTCATTTTTCTATTTCTTAAACGATCGTAAAACAGTACAAGGAAAGTTTCATAATATTCTTGGTGAACAGCACGAAGAATATTTGACAGATCAAGAGCGTTATGAAAATATTGCTTCTTGGGTTCTGGCTATTCTTGCAGACTTTGACAAGAAAGATATTGTGATCATGATTGAAGATTATTCTTTCGGATCAAAGGGAAAGGTTTTTAATCTCGCAGAAAACTGTGGCATTCTTAAGTATATGCTGTACAAGAATGGATATCGATTCTTTACAGTGCCTCCAACAGTGGTTAAGAAGTTTGCAACAGGCAAAGGCAATGCTACAAAAGATAAGATGTATGAAGCGTTTGTAAACGATACTTTTGTTGATTTACATAGTATAATAAGTCCTACCACAAAACTCGGATCGCCAACAACAGATATCGTAGATGCTTGGTACATTGCTCGTTATATGATTGAACAACATTCTAAAAAGGAAGCTGTATGAAAAATATTTTAGTGACTGGTGGTGCAGGTTTTGTTGGTAGTCACTTATGCGAAAGATTGATTGAACAAGGACATAAAGTTTATTGCGTTGACAATTTTTATACTGGCGCAGTGAAAAATGTTGCTTCAATTGTCAAACACCCAAACTTTCGCTTTTATGAACATGATGTTGCCAGCGAGCAATTTGCTGATTTCTTTTCTATTCGTGCATTGGATCAAATTTATAATCTAGCGTGTCCTGCTTCACCAGTACACTATCAGCGCGATCCAATTGGCACTATGATGACTTGTGTGCTTGGTGCTCGTAATGTTCTTGAGATTGCTCGTAAAACAAAGGCTCGTGTTGTACAGGCTTCAACTTCAGAAGTCTATGGTGATCCTGATGTTCACCCACAACCAGAGACTTATAATGGCAACGTGAACCCGATTGGTCCACGTGCTTGTTATGATGAAGGAAAACGTGCGGCAGAAACACTGTTCTTTGATTACAGGAGAAAGTACGATGTTAACACTGGTGTATTCCGTATTTTCAATACTTATGGACCACGCATGGCAAAGAACGATGGGCGAGTTGTTTCTAACTTCATCGTCGCTGCTCTTGCTGATGCGAATCTAACGATTCATGGAACAGGGGCACAAACAAGATCATTCTGTTATGTTGATGATCTTGTGGAAGGTATACTAAAATTTGCGAATTCCAAAGCGATTGGTCCAATTAATCTTGGCAATCCTGGGGAGTTTACTGTTGATGAACTTGCAACGATAATTGTACAGAAGGTAAATAAAGGCTACAAAGAATATGTTGAGCGAACGATAGACGACCCTCAGCAACGCAAGCCAGATATTACATTAGCAAAATCAGTTTTAAATTGGGAACCAAAAGTTGCGTTGTCGGAGGGATTAGATAAAACAATCGATTACTTCAGGAGCGTATAATGACCGACAAAGAAATAGATGAGGTTGATGGCGCACTTTGGGGACTGATGGAAACGCAATTTGGTATAGAGTGCGAAACAACTGTATACAAGTTTGCTGATAAACACACTCCAATAAATGAAGATCTTGGTTCTTACAAATACCATGTTTTTGCGTTCAAACCCACACAACCTGTGGATACAATTGAATTCATGAAAGCAAATATTGGTGATGTGCGTAGATTTATTGACAATTACGCCAGATCAGGGTATAATGGTCTTATGGTTAAAGATGGTTGTGTGCCAAAGAAAACTATTAAAGATCTAATTAAAGTGACTTCTAAAAACTTTAATATTCCAGATAAACAAATTCGTGCAATTCTTGCTCAGGTGTGATATGACAATTTTTACTCGTGATGGTTTGATTGATATGCTTCGTCACAATATTGTGAGCGTTACGTTTACAAAAGTGAATGGCGAAGAGCGTGTGATGCGATGCACTCTACAGACAAATTATGTCCCTAATGCACCATCTCAAAATGGTGAATTAGTTGTAGAAGGTAAAACGACCAGCAATAACGTTTCGGTTTGGGATGTGGATGCAAACGGTTGGCGTTCCTTTAGAGTTTCAAGTGTGAAGAATATTTCAATTGGATAATTGTATAAATACTCCACCAGCCGCCCTACCTTTCGGTGTAAGGTTTGTCGCACAGCGATGGCTGCTTTTGTAAAATAGGAATCTAGGACGTAATGCGCATATCGTCACGATAGATGAACCGAGACTTAATTTATGCAACCAGAAATATTTGATAATTTTCTTCCTCAAGATACCTTTCGCAAGATTGCTGACACAATCATGAGTACGGAATTTCCATGGCACTTTTCGCCAGGAAAAACTCGCGCTGAGGAAATAAAAGAAAATAAAAATATATTTCAATTTGTTCATGTGTTTTACATGAATCATAGTTGGCGAAGTCCATATGGTGAAATTTTGCATCCAATATTGGATAGTTTAAAACCATATGCGATTGCCAGAATTAAAGCAAATTTAACGACAATTACTCCTGAGATTATTCAATATAGTTACCATCGTGATCTTGGAGAAAGTTTAGTTAAATCTAAAACAGCATGCTTCTATATTAACACAAATAATGGCATGACTCGGTTTAATTCTGGAGAAGAAGTAAAATCTGTCGCAAATCGTCTTGTATTATTTGAATCTAGCGATCTTCATGCAGGCACTAGTTGCACAGACGAACCATTCCGAATTGTAATTAATTTCAATTATTTTACTGCATTATAATCAGATGAAAACAATACAATTATTTCTATCTCTGATTGTTTCCATTCCAATCGCATATGTGCTCTATAAAGCCATGCTTGAATTGTGGTGTATTGCGTATGGTATTTTCTATTGATTTTTTATAAAAAACTCTATTTTTAATACAGCAGAAATAATCTCTCGCTATATAATGACTCCAGTTCTGGGAGTCTCTAATGCAATACAAATCAATCTTTATCTCCGATGTCCATCTTGGCTCAAGGGGATGTAAAGCAGATTTGCTATGCGATTTCTTGAAAAATAATTCAAGCGAAAATCTGTACCTTGTCGGCGATATTATCGACGGCTGGCGATTAAAAAGAAAATTCTATTGGCTGCAATCACACACTGATGTGATTCGTAAGATCCTCAAAGCAGCAAAAAATAATACCAAAGTAACCTATGTTGTTGGCAATCACGATGACGCATTTCGTGATCTATTGCCATTTGATATTCATTTCGGTAATATTGATCTTGTGAATCAATGCCGACATCAAGGTATCAATGGCAAAACCTATATGGTGATTCACGGCGATCTATTCGATGGCGTATTGAGAACCAAACTTCAATGGCTCTATCATCTTGGCGATATTCTGTATAATGTCTTATTGCGCCTCAACGTTGCTGTAAGTAAGATTCGCAATTGGTTTAATCTGCCATATTGGAGTTTAAGTCAGTATCTTAAAAACAAAACGAAAGAAGCAGTTTCGTATGTTAACAATTTTGAAGATTTAATCACAGATTATTGCAAAAAGCAAAAAGCCGATGGTGTGATTTGTGGTCATGTTCATCGAGCCGAGATTAAAACAATTAACGGCATTGAATATATGAACGACGGAGACTGGGTTGAATCCTGCACAGCATTAGTTGAACACCATGATGGAAGATGGGAGATCGTAGAATGGCTCGGACGAAAATAGTTCTCATTACAGATGCTTGGGAACCGCAAGTGAATGGTGTTGTAACCACCTATAAGAACATCATTGCAAATTTACCTGAGTGGGTGACAGTGGATGTCATTCATCCAGGACTGTTCGGTAATATCAAAGTTCCATTCTATAAAGAAATTCCTCTTCCGTTTTGTAGTTATAGAAATATGTTTAAAATAATTGAAGAGCGAGATGTGCATTGGCATAAACTAGGACATGATACCAAGTATCATATTGCCACGGAAGGCATTCTTGGTTTGCAAGCCAAACGAGTCCTTGAGAAACTTGGGATAAAATACACAACATCATATCACACGAAGTTTCCAGAATTCTTCAATGAGATGTTTGGTGTTCCAGTTTCTTGGACAAAATGGTATTTTGATTGGTTTCATAAGAATGCAAAGTATGTGATGTGTTCTTCTGAATCAAATGCAAAAGAAAACTCTCACTGGAATTCAGTTGTTCTAGGAAAAGGTTATGATGCACATTTTAAATTCAATGACAAATATAAAGATAATAGAGTTATTTTGCTATATGTTGGGCGTGTGAGTAAAGAAAAGAATCTAGATGAATTTTGCGAATTAGATGTTTCTGGCTGCGTCCCACCAACAGCAGAAGTCATCAAAGTTGTTGTCGGTGATGGACCATATAAAAAGAAATTACAGAAAAAATATCCAGAAATAAAATTTCTTGGATATAAGTTTGGTGAAGATTTAGCAAGATGTTATCAGTTAGCAGATGTATTTGTATTCCCAAGCAAAGTAGATACATATGGGATTGTAATTCTTGAAGCAATGGCATGCGGAACGCCAGTTGCTGCTCATCCAGTCACAGGACCAATTGATCAAATAAAAAATGGAGTGAATGGATACGTCGACGAAGATTTGTCAACAGCTGTTTGTTTTGCATTGAATGTTGATCGTGGATCAACTCATTTGAGTGTAAAGACAGTTAATTGGAAAAAATCAGCTGATGATTTCATAAAATATATCAATTTTTAATCAAATCGAAATATTATTGAAATATATAAGACTCCTAATCTAAAGGAGTCTATTATGAAGAAACTTATTACTCTTGTTTCATCTTTTTTATTATTATCTCTCTCCTCTTTCTCTCAAGCCGAAGTATTAGAAGAAGTCACTATCACAAGCATTCGTGATTCAGCAGCAGCCGCTGTTGAGCAGCAAAAGAATGCCGATGGCGTAACTAACGTTGTCGCTGGTGATACAGTCGGCAAACTTCCAGATTCAAATATCGCCGAAGCAC